ATTTTGTCTACGATGTTACCTTCATCTTTGCCTGTTAAACCGTCAAGTGATGCACCCTTTGCTAGTTTCTCTAAATCGTGTGGATTTTCCGCCATATAGATTCTTTACACTTAAGAATCTGAATATGGTTTGTAAATTAAAAAGTCTGGCTGATTTTGATGTTTTTTATAATTATTTGGAAACATCGTTACTCTATGCTGTTCTCCATCGATTTCAACATAACCAGAAAGATATGTTCCGTTTGGGCCAGTTTTCTTCCAAACTGCACCTTTTTGTTGCTTTTGCCACTTTTTCACATAACAAATATTGCACAAAAAAGACTAAATGTCAAGCGGAATATTGTATTTTATTTTTATATATGTTTCGTTTGATTCAACCTGCTCGGTATCGAATGTTTTAAGCATATAATTTGTATATTTATCGTAGTTTTCTCTTTTTGTAAGTGGCGAATAAAGCTCTTTCACTTGATTAACAGCACAAAATTGATTAATTATTTCTTTAAATGCTCTAACAATAATTTTTTGCAATAGACAATCTGGATTTTTTACCGTGAATTTTAATTGATGTGAATCACCAACTTTTACGAAAACGCAATATAGAAATATATCATTAGTTTCGGTGTTAACCGCAACATATTTATGAAATCTACTAGCCTCATACTCTTTGAGAAAATTTTCTGTTTGTATTCTTTTGTTCCTGGCTGATAGCATATTTTCAGTATCTGAAATACCAATAAGTTTAGCTTTTTTTTGAAACTTACATATAAAATTACAAATTTTAGTAAAATCTCTTGTTTCGTATTTTCTAATAATGTATTCTTTAACCTTGTACATTGGTTGAGTAATTAAATCTTTGAAAATCTTCGTGCCACAAATCTAAAACTTTTTTTTCTGTTTCTTTTGTGTAGTAATTTTGATATTTATTGTGTGAAGATTTATTTTTTTGAGGTAAATTAACTGGAATATCTATAACATTGTAGTTGAAAAGAAAATTTTTAAAATCTTCTTGTAGGTTTTCGAATTTCAAAATCGACACCTTGCTTGGAATATCTAAATATTCGCTTTGGCTCATTGAAGCGATGCTTTTTTCTTTCAAACAAAAATCTACAAAGTTATTAAAAGAAGTAAAAGTTTTATTTATAAAATCATTTTGTTGACAAAAGAAATATTGAGATACCATTCTGTCAAAAGGATTTCTGCACACCGCAAAACAAGGTAGTAATAGTATTTCTTGACCTAAACACTCTATAGCTTCGGATACCTTACAATGGGATGGAGCAAAAATATTATGAAATCTATTTTTTTTAAATAATTTTTTTAAATTTTCATCTCGTATTATATTTTTATCGCCCAAATGCTCGTAAATAGATGTGCTGGCATTTTTGGGTATACGAAAAAAACATACTTTGTTTTCAAATTGCATTTAAATTTGTATATTATTTTCAAAGAAATATTTAGACCAATCTATTTCCATATAGCTAAAAGGCTCAGAAGCTATAGTTCTAGTTGGAAAAGTTCTTCTGAAATAAGAAGCTCCCTTTTGATCTCGGTCGGTCATTCTAATATAAATCTTTTTGCGACCAAAATACCCAATTATATATTGCATGGCTTTAATTAAGAAATCTTTATAAATCAAAGATACTTTGTACTCTTTATTTGTTATAATCCAATTAATCATTACTGAATTTCTCTTAAAACTTTCGACAGCCAAAAACCCCAAAATATCACCGCTCTCGGAATCTCTAGCCACAAAAGAAACTTGTTCTTTATTTTGAATAGCTGATTGGGAAACTTCTTCGCAAATTTCTTCTAAGTCGTTAGCTCTTTGGACAGGGTCTTCTATAGCGTCAAAATCATCACCATAATCAGTTTCAAAAAAAACTTTAGCCATAGCTCTTATAGCTTCCCGATCTGTCTTTTTTGTAAAACCGTGTTCGTAATTTTTAATCTCTTTCATAATTTGGATATTTTACTATATATCTACCTAATTCATCAACCGCAATTACCTTTACACCAAAATGTTTTTGCATATACTTTAAATAGCTATCATATCTTTTTCTATGCATTAAAACAGAAAACATATTCTCTCTATCTAGGTCGACTTTAACTTGCTCAATTAATTCTTTGTGAGAGGTAACACCAATCTTGTTTGCGGTATAATCTGGGTCTTTGAATCCTATTTGCAATTCTACGCTTGGTTTATCGACAATATCTACGGAAAACATGTAAGCGGAAAATATACAACCTCTCTCCATATCTTTGACCACATAAGTAGCTTTATTTTTTAAAATGATTGATTCTAGCTCATTTTTTATGAATTCATCGTAAATTGCGGAGTCCAAACTTAAGTTTTTATTTAACAACGAGGAAATTTGGGCATGTTTTTGGAATTTTTTAAAAATATGTACTATTTCTGGGAAAAAAGACCATTTATATTTTAGTATCTTATACTTACTTAAATTTTCGTATTTTTGGTGTAATATCATATATGGCAAAGGGAATCAATCAAGATTTTAAGACTCATTTAACTGAATTGGAATCCAGTTCACTTTTAGAGTTATTTGCTATATACTACAACTACTCAGAGGATAATCAAGAAATTATTTACGTTCACTCCTCAAATAATAATGGTATTCTTACACCGATAGTTTTTAATGGTCAAGAATACCTTCCAATAGCTTTAGAAACTGATGGTTTTGAAGTTTTGGGTAATCAAAAACTACCAAGACCCAAAATCAAATTCTCAAACGCTGGAATGTATTTTTCTTCCTTACTTAGAAAATACGACAACCTAAACAAAGCCAAAGTAATTAGAAAAAGGACTTTTGCTAAATTTTTAGATGACGTTAATTTTCCGAACTCAAAAAATCCTTTTGGATCGGCTAACCCAGATGCCGTCGTTTCCGAAGATAAGTTTTTCGTTAATAGAAAGATTTCTGAAAATAAATTATTTGTTGAATTGGAATTAGTATCTAGCCTTGAATTGGAGAATGTTTATGTGCCAAGTAGAACGATAGGTTCTAACTATTGCCCATTTGTTTATAGAGGAGAGGGATGTTTATATGGTTATGAATCAGAAACTACAGGAGATGGGTTGGATAGACCAATAGCGACTTTAGAAGATAATAATTTTGTGATTCAAAGTGGTTTGGCGTATGGTAAGTGGCACCTAAATCCAGAAATATTTCCGATTGATAAAACAGGGAACGCAGTTCATTATGACGGAGTTAATGATGGGGTTTTGGTAGCCAAAGGCAAGTGGAAGACTGGACAAAATTATGCTGTTGGTGATTATGTTTATACGCAATCAAACAAACTGGAGCTTGGACAAGGTGTCAGTAATTATTACGATGCGTTTCCAGTCTACTATGTTTGTAAATTAGCACACGAAGCAAATAGTAACGCATCGCATCCAAAATTTAGAGGTGACGCTTGGGTTAAAGACGCTTGTTCAAAAAACATTCATGCATGTAAGGCAAGATTTTATAACGAAGACTATTCTGATGGTATAAACTTTAAACAACACATACCGTTTGGTGGGTTTCCAGGAACAGAAAAATTTGGTAGGTAAAATGATGATAAAAGACAAATTAAGAAATTTTTCAAGCAAACACCCTAAAGAAGAGGTTTGTGGTTTTGTTGTAATTAAGCAAGGGGAAATAGATTTAGTGAAGTGTGTAAATAGAGCAGAAGATAGAGAAAACCATTTTTTAATTCCAGCAATAGAATATTTGAATGTAAAAAAAGAGAATCCAATATTAGGTGTATTTCATTCACACGTTTTTAGTGATTCTGATCCCTCATCATTTGATATAGCTATGGCTGAATCTTCTTGTTTACCCATGATAATATACAGCAACAAAGACAAAAAATTTGGTTTTTATAATCCAGAACAATCTGATGTAAAAACAGAAGATTTAGAAAGGATTTTTCTATGAGAACTGAAGTATTTTTACATGGAAAATTAGAAAAAACATTTGGAACTGGTTTTGAGTTCACTAATATATTTAAACCAAAAGATGTTGTAAAAGCCCTAAACACTAAATTCCCAAGTTTTGCTAAAGAAATAATAGAAATGGAAAAGCAGGGTATGTATTTCCAAATTGTTATAAATGGCAGATTGTTGGGGGATGAATTTATGTTAGAAAAAAACCAAGACATACAAACAGTGGAAATAGCCCCATGTATTGTAGGTTCTGGACCAGTTGCTGCCGTGGCTGCGGTTGTCGGTGGAGCCGCTTTAATGGGTGGAGCAACTATACTAGGTTTATCAGCTGCCGCTTCATTTGCTTTAGGTGTCGGTTTGTTGACTGCTGGTATAACATTTTTAATGAGCGCCCCAGACAATATAACTCCCGAAGATCAAGAAGCTTCTGTAAGGGGTGATAGTTTTTATTTTTCTAGTCAAGCTAATTCTTCTGTACAGGGTAGCGCAGTGCCATTGAATTATGGATTAGTTAGAGTTGGTTCTAAAGTGGTGTCTAACTCATTAAGAAGTTATGATAGAGAAACAAGAAAACCCAAAAGAGTTCATAGGGTATCAACAAAACAAGCTTTAAAAATAGTTGGTGGTAGCATGCACAACACCAAAAGAGGAAGAGACGTTAGATCTCCAAATTACATTAACACTGGCCCTAGAATTACAGAGGGTTATAGAGCAACAAGTATTGCCATAAATAACAATAAGGGAGGTAAACTTTATTAACGGTTGATATGAGCGAGAGTAGTAATATTTTTAAAAAAAGAATTGAAAGACTAGAAAAGCAAAATTCAATTCAAGGTGCTGGTAGCTCTAGAAAGGGTAGAAAAAATGCAGGTGGTAAAGCTAAACTAAAACCACCAGAATCAACAGACTTATTACAAAGTCACGGTTTTTTAGGTGTTATAGATTTAATTGGTGAAGGGCCTGTTGATGGATTTGCTTTAAGAGATGGAACTAGAGCTATTGGAACAGAAACATTGTCTTCTATATTTTACAATGACACTCCCATCAGAGAGGATAAAAGCAGATACTATCTAACAAAAACAATAGCGCCTACAGATATAAAAAGTATGGGTAGAGCAGATGTTGATGGTCTAACTAGAGCTTGTGAGAACTTAAAAGGTAGTTTTGAAAGATTTTTAGCTGTTCAAAGACTTGGTGTTAGTTTTGATCAAAAAGCTATTATAGAAATTAATGCTGTGGAAACGACAACTTTCACGAGAGAATTTTCATATAGTAGTAGAAAAGAATTAGAAAAAGCTGGCGCTAGTTATGCAAAAACATCAAGGACTGGCCATAAATTTAATTGGAAAACAAGTTACATAGGATATAAAACATATTACCAAACAAAATTTGTTATATCACCGATAGTGGCTTTGGGTTTGGGTTATGTAGAAAACTTTTTCCTAAAAGTCACAGCTATAATAAAAAATGATAAGGGTCAAGTACTTCAAACTTTAGATGTAACACCAAGAGGTTCTGACCGTTTACCCTCGACTTATGTTAAAATTGATGAGGTCGGTAGAGCTGAAAGAATTGTTGACCCAACAAGAGAAAATGTAAATGTTTTTTATGGAGTGTCACTAAAGCCTCATAAACCTCGTAACGTATCTGTGGTTATTCAACAAGTTGTCCAAGCAACAGATACATTATCCTCAGAAAGAAGAAGGTTGTTAAATAAAGCTGAAGATACAATTAATGGAATAAATATTTTCAAAGAATCTATCAAAGATAATAAAATGTTTGATGGAAGAATGGGTTACATACAATATGATGCAAATCGGTTGGTTGATGTAGATAATGAAACATTGTACTCCGACTCAGCCACGGAAGTTTACGCCAGTCATTTAATTGATGGCGATATGTACGAAAGAGTCGTAAGGGATACAGAAAGTAATGAGTTAGTTAAAATACCAAATGGGTTGGTGAGTCTGTTACCGATAGTTGATGAAGAAAGGTCGATAAACCCACAAGAAGGGCAAATAGAAGGAGGTTCAAAAATTAGAGAGTTTTATGGTGGTGGGTTGATGTTTTTTTACTTAGGTAGAGATTATAACACTAGCATTGGATCAGACGGATTGCCTCAATTAGATACTGGTAAATTTGTAACTAATGTTATCGATGCAGATAAGCATCAAAAACTAATTAGTGGAAGTACTGGAAATTACGACGTGTTTGTTTTTGACGACACACGACAACAAATATCGATAGGTTCAAATTTAACAGACCAAACTGCACCAATAGGAGGAGAAACGATTGGTAAACCTATTGAGTTAGGTTTTTATACAACTTTTAATGACCAATTTAATTATATTAACACTGATGTTGAATTTAATTTAGGAGATGAGGTTCAACCACATTTACCTAATCACGGATTTGGATCTTTTGATCATCAAATAAATTCAAAGTTATTAGGCCCATTTAAATACGGAGGTAATGCTAAAAAGGGTCAAGGTAATGATGATGTTAGAGAAGGTGGTAATATGTCAACGTGGATGAAAAATCCACCAACAGAATCTGAAGAGTTCGCATATACACATGTCATTTCTAATAGGTCTGTAGAATCAGTTATACCAACCGTAGCGGTAGAAGCTTTGTCCGATACAGTATCAGAAGGAGAGGATATAGGTAAACAATTAAAACAAAAATTGAGGCTTCAAGTAGAATACGGCTTTGAAGGAGCTGAAGAAGCTGTAAATTATTCACCTGTTGATTACAGTGAGAAGCAAGCGGTAATAGAATCAAGTGATTTTGTATGTTTTCAAGTTTCACCAGAGTTAAATGATGATGGAGACTTAACCGTTCATAGGGTTTTTGATAATGTAGGTACTCCAGCCCCCGACTTAAAATTTTCTTTAATAAACTCGGCAGGAAATTTGCAAGAAAATATAGGTGAAGGAGCTTCATTAAAAGATTTCGATTTTAATTCTGCTGCTGATAGAGGCGCTTTATTTGTGACAATAAGATCAATTGAAATTACAAATCCTGGAGAAAGATATTCAAGCTTAGAAGATTTAAATCTTTCCATACAGGGTTTATCGCAAGTTAGAGCGCCAAATTTCATAGAAACACAGGGGAATTTAGAACCACATTTAAGTACAGAAATCAACAATGGATTAGTTTCTAAAACAAATAACGCATTATTTGGAGGTTTATTTACTGGACCAAATTTCATATTAGGAACTAATAATTCTATTACAATACCTTCGTTTGAATTTGTTACAAATTTAGCTGATTACTATACAGATAGAGAAGACAGCAGAAGAATACAGTTGGGCTTAGAAGAAGGAATAGATTTAAGATCTTTAGCTTTGGCCTCTTTCACTAGAAAACAAAACTATTCAGTTCAAGGTATAGTTGCATCACCATATTTTCTAGAATTAGAGTTTGGTACGTTGCCATCACCAAGAGAATTAAGGGATATGACATATGAAGATATTGGTTTGACGGAGACTGATTTAACAAACTTTAACCTAGGAAGAGATCAATTAATTTTTCCTGGAGATGCTTGGAAATTTGTTAATAGATATGTAAAAGTTAGAAAAAGAGATTATGAAACAGAATCCGTTTTAATTCAAAGAGATTGTTTGTTAGCGACAATAGCTGAGATTATACCTACTAATTTTAGTTATCCATTTTCTACTTTAGTTGGACAAACTTTGGATGCTAGAAATTTTCAAGCTGCGCCAAAAAGAAATTTTCAAATGAGAATGAAACAGGTTTTAATTCCATCTAACTATACACCATTGTTAAATGATGGAAAAGACAAAAGATTTATTAATAGCTCTGAAGATTATGGATTAAGGAGGGTATTTACTTTTGATGGAGAAACCCATTGTAGAGCCACATATAGAGAAAACTTTACAAACGTTAGTAGTTTTTCGGTAGATTTTAAAACAAACTATGATAGGAACACCCTTACTCATGAATTTATACAAATACCTCAAGGCGCAGGTGGAAGTTGGGGTGGATCAGATCCTAATATAGCTGAAGATACGGCTGTTCATATATTTTCAACAAAGAGCTCCATTGGTGATCCGCCTCAAATAGTTGCTCGATTTGTGGGAAATCCTGGAGGTATTAGCACAGCTATACCATTTGCGGCTGAGTTAAGTGTTACAGCCCCAGATAACTTAGTTAAAGATAAAGAAATGTTTAAGATTCAATGCTTTAAAGCTGGAAATGTTTTAGGATTACAAGTAAGAAATAAAAATGATATTTTGGTAGCAACAGATATTAAGACTTTAGGAGATTCTCAATTAAATCTGTTTCTAAGCCCACTCACACAAGCAGGTGGTGATGGTGGTGTTTATATAGGTAGGGATACATCAATTGGAACGCAGATGGCTGATATTAAAATAAGAGTAAATGGTGATTTAATATTGTATTTTGATGGATCTGTCACAAAAACAATTGATTATCCTTATTTTGGTTTAAACGAAAAATTTGGCAATCACGCTAATTTCATACAAACAGCCTTTAAACCTGGAGTTGTTAATTGATAATAAAGTGTAAATAAGTGTGTTATGGCAGATTCATCGTTTGAAAATCATGGGTATTCTCTTAGAGGGTTAAGGACAGATTCAATTTCTGATACGATACCAGTTGCCAGAGTACTAAGATCTCACGATGGAACTGAGCAAAATTTTACAGCCGCAGAAATTAGAAGTGGCGAAATTGAAGCTTTCATTAAGGGCGCTAATTTGATGACAAATACGGATTTTGAAACAGAAGTCCCAAATAAAACCACAAACTCAGAACACGATAACGCCAAACAATTTTTTTATCGCACATCTAACAATAATGATACCACAACTAAAGCAATGAACGGTTTGCTTGGGTCAAGGGGTTATAATTCTTTTTATGTTACAGAAAGCACTACTATAAATTACGCTGCCGTCTATGAGAACACAGACATATATAAACAAGCTGGTTTTGGTGGGACGCCAGAATTAAAAATTGATGGGTCTGATAAAACAGCTCAAGTTGGAACGTTTGTCGCTCAAGAAGGTGATGTCATTTTTGGAACTAATTATTTTTACGCTTTTGATCAAGCTCATGCAGATCATGTTGTACCATTGACTGCATCTGGAACTGGTTTTATGTATCACCATGCTAGATTTGGGCCAAATAAAGTGAAAGTAATAGCTTTAGAAGAAAATACTGTAGTTAAGTTTTTCTCTGACAAAGCTGGAGTTGGTGGAACAGGAGCTGGTCAATTTAGCAGTTTTTTACTTGGGAGTCCAGGAGACATTCAAACTATAGATGAGCAAGATTTTAGTGCAGGTTCAAATGGCGGAGACTATAGCACAAAAACATCTTATATATCCTCAGATAAACCTATTCTAGTGTCAAAATTTGGAGATCATGCAGGTTTAGATTCTGAATCTTCAGAAGATTCTTTTGTTTTATATCCTGCCGCAACAAGAATTTATAAAAACAGAACAACAAGTGCAGCACGCCGTGGTAATTTAACAGGTAGTTCTGTATCTGAAACAACAGATTTTTTAATTACTGGTGGAGGTGACAGCCCCGTTCAAGCTACAATGATAGCAGATGGAAATGGTGGTAATGCAGTGCAAGGTATGCCATTAGAATTATTGAAAGATACTTTTGCATTTGGTAACACATTATCTGATTACCACATAATAGCTCCGTATTCTAACACTAGTGTTGATATATCTGGATACTCCACAGTAAGTGGTCAATGGTATCTTTTAAGGACAGAAAGTAACATAAATGGAACTTTAGATAATCCAGCAAGTAGATACAGAAACGGAAATGGAAACACAACTCCAGTTTATGACGGTACATCAGCTGGTGCTGGTGGTGGGTCGCCAAATTTTACACTTGGTAGTAATAGTCAAGTTAACTTATGGAAATTTTGTTCAAACAAGCCAATTCATCTTGTTTTAAACGATGCCTCTGATGATGAAATTGCTTTGCAGGGTTGGGATACTTATAATCACACCGAAAGTGATAAATACCCAACTAGCGGTAACATAAATTTTTCAATGAGAGATGGCAACACCTTCACTATAAAAGCTGGTGACGGAACTTACGGAGGTCGACATAAAGATGCCTCATTTAAATCTAAGTCGGGTCCACGTTTTCAAGAGTTAACTCAAATAATTAATTACGGAGATGAACTATTTCCATTTGATGTTTATACCTTTTCGGCATATGTAAGACAAAAAGATTTTAATGCAAACGCTTCAACCATTGTATTACAAATTAAAAACACTGTTGAAGAAATAGAGGTTACTAAAACTGTAACAAGAATTGAAAAATTTAAAAAGGGCAAAAAAAAGAAAACTAGAAAAGTTACAGATGTAGTAAGTTTGGGAACTCACCCAGCAAATTTAAGACCATTTGTTGCGTTTAAGTTTGGTGACAATGGAGTTCCAGATGTGCATAGCCGAAGTGAAGATGCTGTACCATATTTAGAGGATGCTGGAAATGGTTACTATAGATTGGGTATAGCGTTTTTGCTATTAGAACCAATTGATGGTGAGTTGCTTACACAATTTAAAATAATAAATGATGACGTTTTAGAAGAATTAGATAGGTATGGTGACATTGGAGAAAACGATGCTTTAAAACTTTCTATTAAGCAAAACGCAGAAAGTTGTAAAGAGTTTTTATCATTAAATTATACAATACCATACAACTCTTATCCAAATGTAACAACTTACAGATATAAGGACATAGGTGGAGGAGGATCTATTCATCCGCCCTTCTGCCCCGAATCAAACAATAATTCTGAGGCAGCATCTAGTGCTTTTGAAATTTTTGCGCCACAATTTGATTATGGAGCTGGATTTACAGATTATGGAATTAATACATTTGATAGTTCTACTTCTGATGTGCCAGCTGGACTAGCTGTTGTTACAAAATTATTTGACCAGTTTGGAGCTAATAGCACGGAAAGGGATGAAAGATCCTTAAGAACAAATCATACGTCAAGTCTTGCTAAATTACAATTTTGTCCAAGAGTAGCGGAAAAAGGTAAATTATTAAAGAATCAAGGTAGACCTGCAATGAGGTTTTACGGAGATCAATACCTACTTAATAGTGGAGAAAATGTAACGGTTGATGGTGTTAATACCCGAGAAAATCTTTGGCATAGCGGAAAGAGTGGAGTGGGATGGGGATTGCATGTTGCTTTCGCGCCAATAGACGCAGATTTTGGAGATGGTGGTTTTACAGATTTCGATGGCATGTTTAGAAATAATTATGCTAGAAGACAAATATTTGGAACTATGCTTCATGCAAATTCTAATAGTGATTTGGGACTAAGACCCATTAAAGCGGATGAGTTTGGGAACGAAGATGAAGGTAGCTTTGGAATAGCAGGTGGGCTTGATTATCGTCAAGAATTTAAAGGTAGAAGATTTTTAGGAATTTACGAAAATAACGTAAGATACGAAGAATTTGAAGATCAAAGGTCAAGATACAGAAGTAGTTTTGATAGTGCGTTTTGGAAAGGTAAAATAGCTGAAAGATATAATAATTGGAATAAAGCTTTTACTCCTTCTGGAACGTATACAGCTCCAACACAAAATCCTGCGCTACAGATTGGTAATGAAGAATATAAGTATAGATTAGCTTGTATAAATACAGCCGAAAAGTGGGAAATTGTAAGGCATACAGTACACCTCAGAGAAAATAATGATTTTTTTGCGAGCCACGGCGTAAATGATAAAGATTTTAGAGATCATCACCATTGGATCTCTTCTTACCAAAATCAATTTAATAGAGAGCCGGATGGTGGTTGGGTATGGAAAATACCAGAAGCAACAACAGAAGAATTTAACAGTCCGTTGTTAAGCCATTCAGAACAAGCTTTTGCAGCAGATGATGAATATAATGGGGAATATAAATATTTTGATATAGATATAGATAACAGACCAGAATTAAGTCCAAATGTGGATCCGATGGACTGGAAAAAGGGCCATCCTGGAAATTCAAGTAACAACCAACATTTTGCAATATTACATAAACAAAGTTCTTATTCAGCAAGTGATCCAGGTTTGATGAATGATGTAAGGGAAAGTAATGGTAATCATCCTGCCTTATTTGAATTATCTGTAAACAATACTTTCATTTTTGATAGAAAAGTAGACGCAAAGACATATGTCGTTTCTTTAATTAAAGATAAATCTACGGTAAATAATAACTCAACTATGTTTAGGGGTTATAATAATGGACTCTTAATGTTTTCAAAAGAGACTGCTCATGAAATTCCAGCAAGGAACAACAACGATGGAGGAGCGCCTTTAATTTTAGGACACTCTATAACAGGCGGAACAAACGATTTAGATCATGATGGATCGACATATCCCAAGGCTTTTCCTGGTAGAAAAGCTGATGGAACGCAAGATTATACCCAAAGTGAATATGTTCACGCAACTGGTTTCGTCGGAGATATTATGGAAGTTGTTGTCATACAAGATGATACCTCAAATAGACGAAGCAATTATCCATATTTAACAAACTACGATGATTTAGCAACCACCCAAACTAAACAAGAAGCTGTAGATGCAAATATTAATTCTTATTATGGAACTCAATTTTTAGGTAATTATGGTCAATATACAAAACTTTCTTATTACAAAAGGCAGGAAACTGTAGAACTTAGAGAAAAGTTTGGGCCCGACAAACATAATATTTACAATGGAGATTGGGATGGAACTTTAAAATTAGGTTGGACTGATAACCCAGCGTGGATTCTTTATGACTTGATGTTAAATGGAAGATACGGAGCAGGAGATCAGTTAGATGACCCAACAGATATAGATATATTTAATCTTTATAACATTGGCAGATACTGTGATGCGGTCGACGAAGATGGATTCTTTAATGGCGTACCAGATAGTAAGGGTGGTTTAGAGCCAAGATTTTCTTTCAATGCATCTTTCCAAGAATTTGAAAATGCATACAGTATGATTACAAACGTCGCATCTACTTTCTATGGATTAACTTATTGGGATGGCGGAACTTTCCATTTTTCTGCTGATCAACCTAAAGAAGTTATGGCTGTTTTTAATAATCAAAATGTTTTTGACGGACAATTTTCGTACGCAGATTTAGCTAAGAATACAAGATTTTCTAAAGTTTCTATAAATTATGTTGATAAGGATGATGATTATAAACAAAAAGTAGAATATGTAGAAGATGAAGAATTAATTAGAAAATATGGTGTCGTAGAACACAATATGAATGGTTTAGGTTGTTCGTCTAGAGGTCAAGCAAGAAGACTGGGTAAATATATTTTATATAGTAATAAATTAGAATCAGAAACAGTAACATTCCAAGCTGGTAAAGAAGCTTTAATGGTATCGCCAGGAGACATCATTAGAATTGATGATGAGCTACAAAACTTTAATGTAAACTTTGGAAAAGTTTTATCTATTAATAATGATCCGAATACTCCATACGCTTCAATCGCTATAAGCAAAGATATAGAAACTGGTAAAATGGTAACTGGAGAAAATTCTCAATTTTATGTTTACCATAATGCACCACAAAATGATATAAAGAAAATGTATGATATGGTTTTATTTAATAGATCTGAAACATTTAATAATATCGTACACGATGATTTATCAACAAAATTAATTTCTGGAATACAAACTCCACAAGTAGCGCCTCTTAAGGTTGTTGGCTTCTTGGAAGGAAGTAAAACAAACTTTGTTAAAATTAATAAAGGTCATCCATCTTTTGTGTATTTTCATTTAATAAATCCAGGCTCAAGTTTTAGTTTTAAGTCTTTTGATACAAAAGAAGCTTTATACAGAGTTATTAAAACTTCTGAAGAAGCTGATAATTTGTATGCTGTTGAAGCTATAAAACATGATCCATTGAAATTTAAATATATTGAAGAAGATTCCGACTTCTTAAAAGTTTCTAGAGATGGATTTTTGGAGGGGGATGAAGACTCTAATTTTAATATTGGCGTACCTAATAATGTAATCAATAAACCATCTCCTCCAAGCGGGATTTCAACAGGCACTGGCTTAAACTCAATAGGTAAAGTTGACTTTACTGGAACTATTACTGGAACTACAACAGGTAACGAAACTAAATATAGAGTTGCGTTATATTATCCTAATGGAAGATACACTACCCAAGAATTTGAAAAGCAAGCTGGAAGTCCACCACAAACTCAATTTGTGTTTTATGATTTGAATGATGTTGGTACATATGAAGTGGAAGTTACATCTGTAAGAAACCCAGACTCAAGTAAGACAGTTAAAAAACAATTCGAGATAATTGATCAAGAAGAAGTTTTAGAGGATATTATTTATTTTGATTTTATAGAGCCTACTGATTGTGAGTTACATAAACATTATTATAATTCTGGTTTCAGAAACTATGATGCCGAAATGTTTTCAGATGAAACAACTATTACTATGTATTTAAAAAATCAATATGAAAAAGAGGTTACATTTGATTCCCCCACAAACCCTAGGTATGATATAACTTTGATAGACAAGACTGGAGGAGAATACTTAATTGAAGATGATTATAATAAAAAATCTTATACATTCTCTACAAACACACATTACGGAAAATTAGCAAATACAACCACAAGAGAGTTTACTTTAAAATTTGAGTTGTCTAATAACTTCCAAGGTTTAATAGATGAATTCCAAATAAATTTCTCAAACCCAGCGCCAGCCATAGAAAGCGTTAAGTTCCATCAAGGCATAAATGAAGTAAATGTTTTTGAATTGTTAATTAACGACAAAAACGTAAAAGATTTGGGTAATATAGTTATACATACTGGAGAATCAGCAACTGGAGAATTTAGCCACTTTATGCATTACAATACATCTAATGTATCTCAGAAAGAGTGGATAAGAATAGGTAAAGAAAACTATGCCACAGAAAGTGGATATAACACTGGAATTATTCACTATAGATTTTTACCATCCGACCATTTAGGATTCGGAGAAACTTACAGTGGTATAAGTGGAAGTTTAAAACTATAATAGTTTTAATAATTTCCTACATTCTTTCGCAGATATATCTTTAAATGTATTCCAAGTTTTAACTTGTTCGGTATCACCATCATATTTGCCGTCTTTGTATAAAGCACGTAACCAGTCTTTAAACCCGTCGAATGTGGTGACGCCCATCTTGTCCTTAAGATTCTTAGCTAAGATCCCTTGAGGCGTAATATCAGTTGATTTAGGAGCTATCTCGATAGGAGCTTTATCTTTGGAGCTGTCAATTTCATCAACACCAACAATGTGAATATTTAAGAAGTTACGGACACAGCGAATAAACGCTCTATTTTCTGCAATACATTCTAAAAATTTTGCAGCAAAACCATTTGTGTTGTTAGTGGTGGCGTTTGCAATAGATGCAAAAGTTTGTGTGCCATTACTTTCGTAATTTTCAATCCAGTTGACCATACATTGAACCACAACACGAGTGTCTGATGATTCGCTGATGTCATATGTGACGTTGTGAAAACCACGTAGTTTGGCTAGTTCTTTAATACCACTCAACTTAATTAAAAGCTGATGATCATCTAAACCCTCTGTGGAGTCTGGAACTGGCATTTTTCTGCGCTCAAACCAATCTTTGTTTGGATAAAGGTGATCTGATGGAATCATGGCTCTCCAGTTAACGGAGCCATCTTCGTTAAAAACATAATCTACTGATTCTAGGAGACCATGCTCGTTTCTTTTAAATTTTTCTGGACTACTCATATAAATATAATTGAAATAATTCTTCGATTGAGTCATTATTCAAACATATATTATCTGTTTTGTCAAGTTTTTTCGCAGAATAAATTGATTTATATACTTCTCCGTTACTACAAACAAGTTTAGAAGATAAATATTTTGTATTTTCTGTGACCTTAAGTGAATCCCATTTTGATAAATCAATGTAATCCACAACATAATCAAAATACTTAAGTCTTAAATCATCTAATATTTCTTTGTTTCTAGTTCTAATAATTATATTGATTTTGTTTCTTTTGAAATTTTTAAAGTAAGCGTTTAAATCTTCCGTATCTTCGTTAATTTCATAAACTAAATGTTTTATATTACCTGTACATTTTTCCAAAGGATATTTTTGATTAATGTGCAAGGCGGAAGGTAAAATTTTTAAATAGCTATGTATGACATCTTCGTCATAATGAACGTCACCTCTTATAATAATATTTTTATTTTTCATAAAACCAAATACTTTAAAGTCATTTGGTATTACTTCAATAACATCATTATTAAATGCCTCACCAACATGCAATGTCTTGAAATTTATTTTTTCTTCTATGTTTAACTGATCTAAAAGAGATTGTGCTATAAGCTCTGCTTTTATTTCTTGGATTCTGCTATCTACTGGACTATAAGTTGGTTTAGTTTTGCTGAAATCTGGCTCCAAGCTTAAGCAACTATTTTTTTTATACCATAGGGGTTTAGAATTTTCTTTGTATAAATTAAAATGCAATATGACAGATGGGACATCGTAAAAGCCTGCAAGGTGTCCTGGCAAACTATCTGTTCCGACATGGCCTTCAGACTTACTCATTATATAATTCATTTGTTTGAAAGAAGCGCCTAGCATTATAACATCTGCGCCTTGAACTTTCACATCTTGTGGGCCTCCAATTTGCACTATTTTAAAACCTACTTTATCTAAATGAGGTTTAATTAAATGGATTACTAAATTCCAATATTTATATAAAGATCCTGGACATTTGTTAGAGGAATGCAAAGTGATAAATTTATCTGGCAATCCTGGTATAAAATGTTCTGTAATTGTAGGGCGACCAATTTTAACACCCAACTCTTTGGCGTAAACTTCAGCTATATGACTCATATGATTTTACTTCTTTTATTTCTGAATTTGTTAATTCATTAATTTTGTTTTTTATTTCAAAACGTTTGTCGTTTATCTGATAAACATCTCTGGCTAACCTAATAAAAGTTGCGCCAAAATTTTGTTCTCTCTCGTGTTTTCTGATATCATCTTCAACAGACCAAAGTCCTCGATTGATTTGATATAAAATATCCCTATGCATATCTAAATCAGAAAAATTTTTATATAACTTTTCTAGTTGATGTTTTTCGTTTTTAATTTCAGATAGTTTTTTTTCATCACTGATATTTTCTAATTTAATATCTAAAATGGTTAATTTATCAACTAACTCTCCAACTGATATAGGTGTTTTAACTGTCATATAATTCAAATTCCGTTTTATCTAAAGCGTTGTGTGTATAGTTTATATGTTTTTGTGTATTAGTGTGTGGAGCAAATGCTATATCAAAATAACCTTTATCTAGACCCGCTCCCTCTAGACTTGCTGATTGAACATCTATACTTGGGTTGTATTCTAAAACCTTGTAAACATGAGGGTGATCTTCTATGTATGGTGCAAATTGTGATTTAGTTACAACATAAATATCGTAGTCTGGATAAAGTTTATTTAAATTATCTATCAAACTATTTACCCACAAAATGTCACCTGCTGATTGAGGTATCACTATACCAATTCTTTTGCCGTCATCTAAAAGATTTGCAAAGTCTTGTTTGGTTTCTGAACTTAAGTCTGAATCCTCTAGTGAAACATCTGGCATTCCATCAAGTATTTCCTCTAATTTTTTACCAACAGCTTCTATTGAATAATTTTCAATAGTAAATTTTCTCGCCTTTTCGCCAATTTGTTTTAGTTTTTCTGGTTTCATTTTCCATACTTTCTTTAACTGTTTGGCTATACTTGCTGGATATGTTGAAGCTTTAATAAACTGAGTGCCTGGTTCTCTATACTCTGCCCAGTCCAAAGCAAAACCCCCACTTTCTGGTGTGCAAGAATCTTCACCACAGGAGTAATTTGTAACCAAAGTAGGCAACTCTGTTAGTTTAGCTTCAAAGATAGGTATCTCCATACCACCACTTGTAAAGGGGTGGCAATAAACATCCATCATATTATAAATTTCATTTAATTGTTCTTCGTCAACACCTGCTGTAACATTTGTTGTGTTTAAGCTTTTTTCTGAACCACAACTACTACAATTTTGTTCTTGTCCTGTAAATGGTCTGATTTCATAACTAAAACAGTTTTTACAAAAATAAGTTGTTAAAATGTCTTTCGGATCAATTTCTTTTTCTTGAATAAGTCTTGGTATGTCCCAACCCTCCGACCAGTGTGTATGAAGAAGCAATTTTGCTTTAGGGCAATCTTTTTTAAACATTTTAAAACCATCTAAAATATTTGGAACACTTTTTCTTAATTGGTTTCTAAAAACAAAGCCAATAACATATGCATCTAAAAGACCGTGTTTTTCTTTTAGTTGATGTCTCTGGATGTCAGACAATTTATGAAAATCTTCTGTGTTAACTGTTCCGTGTAAGGTTTTAACGTGGCCATGTCCAGCTTTAGCCATATCTTTTTCAGCAAAAGAAGCCCAAGTAAAAAAGTTTTTTGTTCTAGGCGCCGCTTCTAAAGCTTGCGGTAAGATTGGTTGACTATCTAAAGTTGTCCAAATCATATGATTGATTTTATTCCACCAAGGTTTTTCCCAATATCCCCCAAAAGCCCAAATATCCTCAACACCAATATAAATGTCTGGTTTAAATTCTGTGATAGCTTGGTCAATTGTTTCGCCACCATATCCTGCGGCACGAGATCTGTTAGGGTCTGCATTAAGCTGTCTTAAAATATTCTTATCGTCTGGTAAAGTACCTACGCATTTCCAAGGTTTAAAATTGTGAACGGGGTCACTCCAAGAAGAGCCATTAGCAAATTCTATAATTTTATATTTACCTGTTTTATGTAAATATTTTAAAATGTTTTTGCAGTGTTTACCAAAACCAGTAAACGCTCTTGAGTTGTTTGAATGATATAATATAGTTTTCATTTAACTTGGTTTCTTATTCTCTTTCCTTCTGCCAAAATGTTTCCAACATTATTTAGTATTTCTATTGATCTTTTGATTCGAATTAGTTCTCTTTTGTCACAGAAACAGCTTGATTGCCTTTTCTCCAAAAGATTTATCATATATTCGATTTCCTTCATCCATTATAGTCAAATAATTTCATAAGGTATAATTCTAGTAGGGTTTTAAGGGTTCTAGCTTCACCCTTTTCAATCCCAATGCCAAATTTAAGAGCTGAGTTTTTAATCACCCCAAAAGACCAAGCATCAACACCATTTGGTTTTGTATATGGCTTGAAGGACATTGTAGTTTTATCATCATTGTATGTATGATAAGCTGACCAATCTGTATATTTTTCAATTGCGTCTATAATAGCTCCAGCTTCGCCTTCATTAATTTTACAATAAATGTTCTTTTCTGGATCTTTGGCATTGGCGCTAAATGACCCTGTTCTCTTGCTGGAATCCCAACTAGCTTGTTTAATAGCTTGAATTAAAAATGTTGGCTTTGATGGGTTGCCTTCTTTGTCTTTTGTAATGATTTTAAAAGAAAAAGCGCAACCTGTTGCTTTTGCGTTTGGTTTGTAAAGATTGTATTGCATTTGCATTATTATATAATATTAAGTGTAAATTTCTATATAAATATTAATATATTTTAAATGCCTTATTTAACGCACAATTTACCCACTTTTACATGTTTCATTAGAAACGAATATTTATACAATCACAAAAAGGGACATAAGGAATATACCATGTGTGATGTTCATTCTGTCACATCAATGGAAAAAAGAGTACCTTTATTTGAGTGTTATTTAGATAATGGTGTTAATTGGACAAGAAGACCTATTACAGCTTTATGTTGGAAAGAGTGCGATCCAGTACCATTGGAGGAGGCTATGTATTGGGATTGTTTTTCTCCGTATGTGGACGTTGGTATCAGATCTAGATTAAAAGGCCTTAGAGCAATACTTATAACCCCATCAAACAAAAGAGAGTGGGGAGAATATATGTTTACAATAGACTGGGGTTGGGAAAATAAAGCTATACTTGACACTAATTTTTCAGAACACCCAGAACATAAATGCGCACATATGTTTAAAATGCAAAATGGTAATTTCTATGCTTATCCCAATAATAGAATTATATGGCATGATGACGCTTGGGTAGAAGAGCCTTTAACTAAAAATCCTGGGTACGAAATAGACCAAAACTTTTATAGCGTAGAGAACAAAAGGGTAAAATACACAGATAACTCTTTTATGACAGAATTTACTGATTTAAATTATACTGAAAACGAATCAAAAAATGAATCGTAAGAATTTGTTAAATCTTCTATGGATTGTATATCTTCGTCTTGGTTTAGTAGGAAAAAATATTTTGATTCATCAGAACACCATTTACGGCCTGTCCAAAACTCAAATCCTGGAAATGTGCTTTTGTATTTGCCATGATTTTCATAGCTTGGTCCAAGATATAAATATTTTAAACCTAAATCTTTAGCTAGTTTTATTTCTCTATATGTGGAGAATCTACCTAATCCCAAAACCTTGTCTTCATAACCCCAACAAAATTGATAAGCCAACAAGCTTTGTCCAACTTTTTCCACAACGCTAAAGGCTACATCTCCATAGATTAAAAAAATGTGATTACCTTTTTCGTAAACTTCTATAAAATCTTTTTGGGATAAAACTGAGGAAAAATTCTTATACCCTACATAATTTTTATAAATTTTATATAATTTTTTAAAATCTGGGTTGGTGGTTATTTCTATATCAATATTAGATTTAGCTATCTTTTTCCAAGCTTTTTTTTCATTTTTGCTCTCTGTATATTTGTTTAAATCTAATCTAGTTTGACGACTTTGATACCATATAATTTTATTTTCTTTTACAAAATTAGTGTCTTGTTTGTACCATATATTAGATGGACACCAACCATTATCTAAAGCTTCCTGTTCTTCTTCTCTATCTACCGTGGCGCTAACTAAAGTATGTATAAAATCAGTATCTGCTTGTTTGCCACAAATATGATCAAAGTAAATTTTCATTTTAATAAACGTAAAAAATATTTTCTATCAAATCAGAATAATCTCCAACATTTTCTTTGACCCATAATTCAATAGATTCGTAGTTTTCTATCCAAGTAAGATATTTAGATGGTCTATCGATTTCGTACAACGCCTGTTCGTAAAACCTATCATTTAATTTTTTTAACAAAAATAATTTTAAATAAATATTTTCTAAAGACTTATAGTTTTCTAAAAATTCTTCATAACTAGGTTTTTCGGAATCGAAGCTATCATAATAAGTTTTAATAAATGAAGTTTTTGATTCCCCTTGTAAATCATTTTGCGTTACAGCAACAATTACATCAAAAATTGGATCGGTTTTATAAGACTCCTTGAAATTACATATTTTAAAGAATCCATCTCTTAATAATATATTTGTTGGTTTTAAATCTAAATGACACAATGAAACTTTTTTGTTTTCGTAATTATTTAAAAATTTTTTTAAATCTGAAATCAGTTCTTCTTTTAACTTTTGATAACCTACAAATAATGGATCAGAGTTTAGCGTACTCATATTTTCAGACGACAAAAATTTTTCAAAATCAGAAGTATCTATAATATATTCAAAGTATTCTTTTGTTTGATCAAATTTTTCATCGAAAAGAGTTTCGTGCATAAATGAAAGATGTTTCGCAAATCCCTCTAAGTTGTAAAGAAAACTGTCTCTACCTAAAGATTGGTAGCTTTCTCCATTTTCATAAGATGTAATTAAAATAGAACACTCATCTTTTGTAAAAAAGACTACGGGTTTGGGACAAATTCCTTTATTGTAGAATATATTTAAAGCATCAAATTCTTTTTGTAATACGGCAGGATTGCTATTTTCATTAATTTTTAAAATATATTTTTTGCCAGCGTAATTAAATGTGTAAGAATCGTAATCACCAGACATTTTAAATATTTCTAAGCTTTGTTTAACCGCGGAAACAGCTTGAAATTTAATCCTAAATGCCCTACTAGATCTTAATAAATCAATCAAAAAGTCTTTTTCTGAGGAGGATATGAATATCCCGTCTGAGTCTATAAACACCTTATTCTTTAAAAAAAACTTAGATTTACTTTTCCTATCCATAGAATATATTACACAAAAAAGGTGGTATTTCTACCACCTTTGTATTTAGATGCGTACTCCGCCAAGATTGATTCCACTCAGACTTGATTTAGCGAATTTTCGCGTCTCTTTTGCGTTTCTGTCATGAATCACCACATATTGGGGCGTTTCCTTCACAAATTGGGCATTAAATTGGTCTCCGCTTTTAATTCGAAGGCCAAAAAAACGACCCTTGCTATTTTTCATAGCTTTTACTATACGATTTATCTTTCTCATAAAAATCCTATTTTATTGGTTACATTTATGTTTGTATTTTTTCTAACGTTTTCGATGTTAGTATTAAGTTTCTGTGCAAATATACCATATATTAGCTCAATGTCAATCTTTTTTTGTTCTTTGCTGTCTGAAAAAAGTATTCTTGATTTAGCACCAGCTTCATCTAGAATATCAAAAGCTTTGTCTGGAAATTTTTTCTCTGGTAAATACTCAGCGCAGAGGTCAATGATTTTAGACAAAATGCTAGAAGTAAATTTTACGTTGTGGAATTTTTCATACGAACTCTTTGCTTTTTTTAGAAGCTCTAAAGTTTGTTCTTTTGATGGTTCTAACACGTCTATTTTTTCAAAACGACGATTTAGTGCGGAGTCGCCCTTAAAATACTTTAAGTATTCATCTTTAGTGGTAGCTCCTATACAAGCGAAACCACCCCTAGATAAAACTGGTTTTAAACTATTGGCCAAATCTAAACCACCCTCAGAACTACCAGCACCAACGATAGTATGTATCTCATCTATAAAGAGAATATAATCGTCATTATTAGATATCTCATCTATAATTGATTTCACTTTCTCTTCCATTTGACCACGATACATCGTACCAGCTAGAACAGATGTCATGTCCAAAGAAAGAATTTTTTTATTCTGTAGAAATTTTGGGCATTTTTTTTGTATTATCTTTTCAGCTAGACCTTCTACGATTGCTGTTTTACCGACACCAGCTTCTCCAACCAAAATAATATTACTTTTATTTTTTCTTAACAAAATTTCAAAAGATCTTTCTGTCTCTTTTTCTCTACCAAAAATTTCGAAAGTTCCTCTGTCTTCTATGGTTTTGTTTATATCTTCACACCAATCGGTTATGTTTTGTTTTGTTTTGGCTTGAGGTTGGGCAACTGCAGATTGATTTGTAATTTCAACCATGGGTGGTGGCGTAAATGAGGATATACCATTTTTCATTACATAAAGCAGAACAGTAAGAAACTTAGGAATATCTACTTGTAGGCCCACAAAAAAAGATCTTAATTCAGCCCTTTGGTCTAACAAGCTAACTAAAATGTGATCTACACCAACAAAGTCATCTTTATGTCTTTTTGCTAATTTTTGAGCTGAGTCTAAAATTTCAAAAATTTCTGGAGCATAGACTTTGTATTTTCTTTTTGGCTCTTTGTATTGTTCTAACACTAACTCTAATGCTGCTTCAAAACCCTCTGGCATCCAACCATTAATTTCCATAGCAAATTTTATGTTTACATTTTGCGCTTGAAGTAAAGCATACAGTAAGTGTATATCTATAACCTTGAGATGTTTGTAGCTAAGAGCTATTTCTTGAGCTTTTATTAAGCTTTTTTTTGCTGAAGGAGTTAAGTTGTAACTAGAAAAGTCGGTCATTTAATTTCAGATAATCTTGTATAGATTTTTTCATCTAGAATGTTTATTTTTTCACCAAAGATAATATCTTCACCTTTAGTGCCATAAATGAAAACAATTTGACCTTCTTTGGGTTTTTTACCACCCTCATTTAGATAATTATCTAAAGTAGCTGATCTTCTATTGTTAGTCATCATGAAATTAATTTTGCCATAATCGTCTTGTATCTCGACTCTCATGTATTTATTGCCCGCTCTGCTTGTTCTAGATACACAATCTGTCACAACACCAACATACTTTACACGGTCATTTTGGTCTATGGATTTCAATTCTAAACTATTTACAAGATTTTGGGTGTCTTGAAAAACGTTTTTAATCTCATTGGAATGGCTGTACCCTAGGTATTTACGCTCAAAGAACCAATTAGCAAAGACTAAATGCTCTTTATTTTTGTCGTATATTTGGCGGTATTTATCATAATCTCTTTTAAATGTTTTGAACCTAGAGTCTTTCATTAATGGTCTACCGTCATCTGCTGGCCAAGCTTCTTTTCTAACTGAAGCTATGGAGTTTAGTATGTCATAGTTGAACTTTTGACCTAATTGTGTGAAGTTTCTTTTTTCTCTATCTGTAAGTAGGTTAAAAGATTGAGCTTCTAGTACAAGCCTACAACGATTTGGCACACCGCTAGAGCTATCACAAAAAGAGTCCATCATACCACCTTGTATCAAGCCAGATAGTATACCAATATTGATGCCAGAATCTTTAGCTGTTAAGAACACATCATATTTATTTTGTTCTATTAATTGTGATTTATTAAACTCAACAACATTTTCCAATGTTTTTTCAGATACACCTTTGATACTATTTAAACCATATCTGATATTCTTACCCTCAATAGAAAATTCAATATCTGATTTGGCTAAGTCTGGTGGCAAAAGTTTCATGTCAAACAAACAAAGCTCTTGGCTAATTAAAGCTAT